GATCCCAATATGTTTTCTTAAATGCAGTACCATATAAAGAAACATAAAATAATAATCTATCTAACTCAGGTCCATACTCTGGCATTTGTATTTGTGTTTGCCAATTCATAAATTGACGAACACGATTTGCCTGTTCTTGTTTTTGCATAGTATCCATACCAATTATACGAGTACGTACAGGACCTTCGGTTGGAAATAATTCTTTATAAGTTTTTGCTTGAAATTTTACAACTGCTTGTGCTAATACAGGGTGAGTTGCACTACATGCCCCCGGAAAAGGTTCACCACCTTCATCATCTTTAAATCCTAAAAGTGTTACACCTTCTTCTGCGATGTCATCATACTCTTGTCTTGAATCTTTATCTTTAGTAAAACCATCATATAATTCATTTGCTACAAATTGCAAATCTTCTTCAGGCATTTGCTCTGCTAAGTTTGCATCGAAATCTTCTGTTAATTGTTCTTGTTCATCGAATAAACCCATTGCTTCTGCAGCTTCTAATTCTGCATCATCTGCTAATTCAACTTCAACTTCTCCTGTATCCAATCGCTCAATGTTATCAGCGGTTGGCATCTTTACAGAAGTAATTGCTTCTTCTAAATCTATTTGTTTTTCAATTGCCATTTTGTATCCTTACTAATAGTAAAAGCCTTTTTGCTTTCCCTGCTCCATGTTCTTTCTATTATATACTCTTTGCTCAGCCTTGTCAACCCACGTATTCTCACTATGATCTATGTAACCACCATTACGCATCCAAAGTAAAGCTTGAGATAATGTGTCCATATAGTCATCATGATTACCAGTTGGAAAGGTTCTAGCTTCATCCATTACTTCGACTGCCCATTTTCTGTCAAAAGGGGCATAAATTCTTCCATTATGAAATAAACCTGTAATTGAATATGCTCTTGCTACTTTGTCTCTATCAGGATTAAACTCAAATATAGGTAATCCTGTCATACGTAAGTCTTGTATTAATGATTGGCCTGAAGCTTTCTTCTCAATCAAGATGGTATCAGGTTCATGCTCTTCATATTTATCTAAAGCTTTCTGACGTAGTGTAGGATAATCCCATCTACCTCTTTCTGCCCCCAATAAACACAAGTTAGGTGTACTTACGTCTCCACCAAAGACACCCCATGTGGTAATAGCTGAGTAATCTGCGGTACTTTTAGTAGAAAACGCTGTATCCCACGATTGTATAATGTAATCACACTCAGGTGCTTTGTCATGTGTCCAGTTTTGCCACCAATCTAGCTTAATAATGTTACCTTGCTCAGAAGATGGTGCTTGTCCATACAATGCATCAAATTTAAATGCAGGTGTATTGTTTTTTGTACGTATTATTTCCTCTGTTGTCCAACAAAACCCACCATCCTTGTCAGATGTTGGCCAAAAAGACTCACCTAACTGTAATTTAGGGTATTTATCTTTTAAATATCCTTGTTTTACTAGAGTTTTCCTAGCTTTTTCTAGAATTGGTACCGAATCGGTACTATTTAACGCAGGAATACGTACAACTTCCCACTTATCTGCCATAGGTGAAGTAAATTCTTGCTCTAATAAGAACCCTGCTAGGTCTGTTTCATGCCATCTTGTCATAACTAGCACTACTTTTCCACCAGGCATTAACCTTGTACGCAAACCAGAGGAATACCACTCATTCAAACTGTCTCTTCTTGTCTTAGAAAAGGCATCTTGCTCTGATATAGGGTCATCAATGATTGCTAAGTGTGCACCAAACCCTGCAATACCTGAACCAGAACCAGCTGCTAGGAAAGATCCTGCTTGTTTCTTCTTATGTTCAAGCGCCCATGAGTTTGCCGCTCTGTTATCTTTACGAATATTTATTTGTGGGAATATAGATTTGTATGCGTCCGTGTTTATGATGTCACGAATGGCACGACCAAACCTTGTAGCTAAGTCGTCACTATGTGATACTGCTATTTCTTGCCAGTATGGATTACGACCTAGCGCCCATGCTGGAAAGTATGTAGATGTAATTAATGATTTACTAGAACGTGGTGATATAAAGATCATTAAACGATCAGTATCACCTTTTTCTAATCTCATTAGTTGGTCACACAAAACTCTGTGGTGTGGACCTACACTAAATGTGGGATTCATTAGCATTACAAATGCTAATAAGTCATCACGTGCTTGATGTATTGCTAGCCTAGTGGCTGCGTCTCTATCTTCACTTGTTAACGACATACGCCTTACCACCCCATAATGCTAACTGTTTGTATAGATTAGCAGGAGGATTGTTTGAATCATACTCCTCAAGTGTTGGCGTTAATACGCGAGTGCTCATACTATCTCCTGTGTTAGTTGAGTTATTTACTTTTTTTATTAGAAACTTTTACAGTCTCACCAATTGTTGGTGTACCTTCTGGAAGATTATAAATATCCCAAACATGTACTCCTTTATTATAATCATACTCTTCTGCATCTTCAGTCCAAGTAAAAGTATTATTCTTTCCTTGTTTTACTTTAGCAGTATATTTAGTTTGATTATAAGGACCTTCAACTGGATGTGATTTAACAGTTTTAATTATACCCATTTTATTCTCCTAAAATTTAATTTTAAACCCAACATTAAATTTCTTTTCTACTGGATCTATACCTACAGTTAATCCTTTAGGGATTTTTTCTGTAATGCTTTCAAGCTTCGGTGCAAAAAAATCTTTAACTTTTCCCGAGCCTGGTAGTTTTTCAGCACCATAAAGTATAGCACCTAACGTTGCTTTCTTTGCAAAGTCTTTCGATTTCTTTTGAACTATAGCTCGCGCTTCGTTCACTCCACCTTCTATCTTACGTTGATTAGACATTATGGAAAATTGTAACCTCTTCTACCTAGAGTTGAAGAACGATCAGGAGCTTTTCCTTTTGCTATATTTCTCTTACGAGTTTTTGCGCCCGCTCTACCTGCTCTTTGTTTTGCTTGAGTTCCTCCTCTACTTCCAGGTGTTGTACCTTTTCTAGATTTATCCAACTCTTTACTT